GGATGCCTACGCGAGCGAGGGCGACGGCGCGCCGGGCGGCGCATCGGCGAGCGGCAGCGATCCCGGCGGCGGGTCGGATCTCTGGTCGAGCGGGTCCATCAGCGCCGTCGTCCAGGCCGCCGGGGGGATCTTCCTGTGAGCCGCGAGCAGGAACTCTCTCGCCGGATCGCCATGGGCACGACGCGCGGCCGCATGGCGCTCGTCGACGACAAGAAGAAGCTCCAGCAGGTGCAGCTCGAGCTGCTGGCTGATGAGACCAAGGACAACGTCGAGCGCTTCCAGCAGTATGGGTTCACGTCGGTGCCCCTGGAGGGCGCCGAGGCGCTCGCCGTGTTTCTCGGCGGCGGCCGCGATCATGCGGTCGTCGTCGCGATCGATGACCGCCGCCACCGGCTGACCGACCTCAAGGCCGGCGACGTCGCGATCTACAACGACACGGGCGCCAAGATCGTGATCGGCCGCGACCGGACGATCACGATCGACTGCGACAAGCGGCACGAGGAGTCGAGCGAGGAGGTCACCATCAAGACGAAGAAATTCTCGGTCGAGTGCGAAACGCTCGAGCTCACCGCGTCCGACTCGATCACCGTGACGTCCCCGAGCATCGACGTGAACAAGTGAGGCCATGCCAGCGGTCCAGCGCCTGACGGATCAGAACGACGGCGGCGGGATCATTCAGACGATCCCGGGGCAGGACTTCGTCCGCGTGGAGGGGCTGCTTGTCGCCGTCGTCGGCGCCCAGGGCTCGGCGCATCCGCCGTGCCCGGAAGACGATAGCCACTGCCAAAACGTCTGGACGACGACACGCGGCGCGCCCCGCGTGCGCATCAACGGCATCCCCGTGATCCGCGCCCAGGACCCGGACAGCTGCGCGCATCGCCGGATCGGCGGCTCGCCGACGACGCGCATCGGCGACGGCGGCGGCCCACCGGGCGGCCCGAACGACTGGGACAGCGGCGAGTGGGAGACGGCGGAATGGCAGTAGTCGTCGTCCGCCCGATCAAGAGCGCTGGCGGCCGGACCTACGCCGAGGAGAAGGCGCTCGGCGATCCGAAGATCCAGGCGGACGAGGTCGACGCCGACCTGGATACGATCTACGCGGCGGTCAACGCGATCCCGGCCGGGCCGCCGGGCCCGCAAGGGCCGCCCGGCCCCGCCGGCACGCAGGGGCCGAAGGGCGACCCGGGCGCGCCGGGCGCGACAGGCCCGGCTGGGCCGCAGGGTGACCCCGGGGTCGCCGGCAGCGCGGGCGCGCAAGGGCCGCCCGGCGCCACGGGCGCGACCGGCGCCGACGGGCCGCAGGGGCCGACCGGGCCGACCGGCGCGCCGGGTCCCCAGGGGCCGCAGGGCGATGTCGGGCCCGCCGGCCCGCAAGGACCGCCGGGCGGCTCGACGAGCGTGCTCGACTACACGTTCAGCACGACCACGACGGCGCCGCCGGCCAAGTCGCAGGTCCGGTTGAACGCGACGGACCAGACGGCGGCGACGCTCGTCTGGGTCGATCACACGACGAACGCGGGCGCTGATGCCGCGACGGCGCTCAACCTGATCACGCCGCTCGCCGAGGTCTTCCTCGAGACGCAGGCGGACGCGTCGCGGCACCAGCGCTACCAGGTCGTCGCCGATGCCATCGACCGCGGCACCTATACCGAGCTCGCCGTCGCATGGCTCGCGGCGGGCAGTCCGCTGCTCGGCGGCGGTCAGGGCGACGTGTTCCTCTCGATCGTCCACAAGGGCGCCGCCGGGCCGCCGGGACCGCCAGGGCCGGAAGGGCCGCCAGGGACCACCGGCGCGACGGGTGCGACGGGGCCGCAAGGGAGCCAGGGGCCGCCCGGTCCAACCGGCACCACGGGTGCAACCGGCGCGGCGGGGCCCCAAGGCCCGCCAGGGGATCCGGGGGCGACGGGCGCGCAAGGCCCGCAAGGTCTGAAGGGCGATCCGGGCGCGACCGGTGCCACAGGTGCGACGGGGCCGCCCGGCGCCGACTCGACGGTGCCAGGGCCGCAAGGGCCGACGGGCGCCACCGGGCCGCCGGGGCCGCAGGGTGATCCCGGCGCGGCGGGCGCGCAGGGTCCCAAGGGCGACCCCGGGGCGACCGGCGCACAGGGCCCCCCGGGGGATCCGGGTGCTGCTGGGGCGACGGGGCCGCCGGGCCCCGGTGTCCCGACGGGCGGCTCGGCGGGCCAGCTCCTGACGAAGGCGTCGGCGACGGACTTCGCCACACAATGGACCGCACCGCCGACGGCGCTGCCGCCGAGCGGGCCGGCGAGCGGGAGCCTCAAGGGCACGTATCCGGCACCCGGCATCGCCGGCAGCGCGGTCGGGACGCCCGAGCTGGCGGACGGCGCGGTCACGTGGGCGAAGCGCGGCGAGGCCGCCTACGCGCGGGTCAGCCGCGCGACGACGTTCTCCCTCCCGACCACGGCAGGCCAGCTCGTGCCCTTCGATACGATCGAGACGAACGTCGGCGGGCTGTTCAGTCTCACGACCCCGACCCGCCTCACGATGGCGGCCGCCGGCTTCTACCTGCTCGGCGCATTCGCCGAGTTCGCCGCCGCCGCCGCCGGCATGCGCCGACTGCAGCTGCTCCCCTCGGCCGGTGCGCCCGTCGCCACGCTCGATGTCCCGGGGGGGCAGTGGAACGGGTCGACCTGGGTCCTCATCGCGCGCCGGTTGACGCTCGTCGGCGGCCGGTTCTTTGCGGCCGGTGAGTATGTCGAGGTGCAGGCCTACCAGGACAGCGGCGGCGCGCTCGACCTCACGGCGGGCAGCATCAAGCCGACGTTCTGGGTCTGTCGAGTCGGCTGATGGCGGACGTCCGCACCGCATGGTCCCCCGCGACGGCGCCGCTCCGTGGCGACTGGCTCATCGAGCCGCCCGGCCTGGCGGCTGACCACGACCTCGAGAGCGCCGTCCTGCTCTCGCTGTTCACGGACGACAGCGCACACGCTGACGACGTCATCCCAGACGGCACCGACGACCGGCGCGGCTGGTGGGGCAACTGGGAGCGGCCCGAGACGGTCGCGCTCGGCTCGCGGCTCTGGCTCCTCAGCCGTGAGAAGTCGACCGAGGAGACGCGGCGGCGCGCCGAGGAGTACGCCGCCGAAGCGCTCCAGTGGATGCTCGATGACGGGGTCGCGGCGCGCGTCGACGTCGCCGCTGACTATCGCGAGGTCGGCCCGGTGCCGCCGATGACGCTCGGGCTCGCCGTGGCGATCACGCGCGCCGACGGGTCCGTGTTCGAGCGGCGCTACGCGTGGGCCTGGGAGCAGCTCGCCGCGCAGGGCGTCGCGACCGACGTGGTCTCGTGGCGCGCGGAGGGGGCCGTATGAACGCAGCGGCGTTCTGGGAGCGTGCCGATCGAAGTGCGGGACTAGCGGGCCGCCGTCGCCGCGCAGCCGCGCGTCTGGCGAAGTTGGGGACGCATGCCGTTTGCTAGGCCCACGCTCGCGGAGCTCCGGAGTCGGATAAGAGCCGACTTCAATGCCCGCCTGCCGGGCGCGGATGCGTTGTTACGCCAGTCGAACCTGTCCGTCATCGCCGACGTGTTCGCCGGCCTCTCGACGCTCCACTACGGCTACCAGGAATGGCTCGCCCGCCAGCTCTTCCCCGACACGGCCGAGACGGCCTTCCTCGAGCGCTGGGCGTCGATCTGGGGCCTCGCGCGGCGGCCCGCGACCGCCGCCATCGGCGCGGTGGATGTCCGGGGCGCAGCCGGCGCCGTCGTGCCCGCGGGGGCGGAGTTCCAGCGCCTCGACCGCGTCCGCTACCGCGTCCTCGACGGCGCGACCCTCGATGCCGACGGGACCGCGACCGTCGCCGTCGAGGCGACCACGCTCGGCAGCACGGGCGACGCCCTCGCGGGTACGACCGTCACCACCGTGACCGCGCTCGCGGGCGTCGTCGCGCAGGCCACGATCGCCGCGCCGGGCATGGCCGGCGGCGCGGACCAGGAGACGGACGCGCAGCTGCGCACGCGGCTCCTCGCCCGCATCCAGACGCCGCCGATGGGCGGCTCGGCGAGCGACTACGTCGACTGGGCGCTCGAGGTCCCCGGCGTCACGCGCGTCTGGGTGGCGCCGCAGGAACAGGGGCCGGGCACCGTCGTCGTCCGCTTCGCGATGGACGACGCCGCGCATCCGAACGGGATCCCGACGCCGGCCGATGTCGCGCTCGTCCAGGCGCATCTCGACGCCGTCCGGCCCGTCACGGCGCAGGTGATCGTCCTCGCCCCGGTCGCGCATCCGATCGACATCACGATTGCCGCCCTGACCCCGGACACGCCGACGGTCCGCACCGCCGTCATCGCGGAACTGACCGACACGCTCTTCCGCAACGGCGCTCCAGGCGCAACGCTCTTCGTCTCCTGGCTGTGGGAGGCCATCTCCCTCGCGTCCGGCGAGCGGCATCACCGCATCGTCGTGCCGCCGGGCGACGTCCTCCTCGGCGCGGGCGAGCTGCCGATTCTCGGCACGGTGACCTATGTGGATTGAGGAGCCGGCCCACGAGTTCAACCTGCCGGCGATCCCGCCGCCGGGCGGCGTGCCGCCGAGCGTGGCCGCGCACTGCGGGATCACGGAGGACGAGTGGACGCGCACGCTGCTCGACCTCCTGCCGCGCGGGCCCGTCTGGCCGCGGGAGCCGGACACGACGCTCATGCGTTTCTGGTCGGCCGTCGCGATCGAGCCGACGCGCATCCAGCGCCGCGACTGCGATCTCCTCGCGGAAAGCTACCCGTGCGGTGCCGTCGAGCTCCTCCCCGAGTGGGAGGCCGCCGTCGGACTCCCGAACGCCTGCACCGAGCTGCTCACGTGGACGGTCGCAGAGCGGCAGGCCCTTGTCTGTGCCTGGCTCGCGATGCAGGGCGGGCAGAGTGCCGCGTACTACATCTGGCTCGCGGACCTGTTCGGCTACACGATCACGATCACGGAGCATTTCCCGTTCCGCGTCGGCTGCGCCCAGGCCGGCTGCGCGTGGACGCGCGATTGCCCGTTTTGGTGGACGGTCACGGTCCAGGACGTGCCGCGCACGATTCCGCGGGCCGGCTGCACCCGGACGGGCGAGCCGCCGTGTGGCAGCGGCGCGTCGATCATCGAATGCCTGATCCGGATGTTCGCGCCTGCGCACACGACCGTGACGTTCCGCTACCCGCAAGCCGTCCCCACGGAGGTCGCCCATGTTGACCACGCCTGACCATGACGACGCGCTGACGAGCGTCCCCACCTTCTCGCCGGTCGGTCCGAAACCGTCGGGTTTTTACGCCGACTGCGATCCGGCGACGGGCGAGGAAGGCACTACGCTCCGCGCGGAGGACTTCAACGAGCTGATCCTGAATCTGCGCGCCCTGCTGGCCGCGGCGGCGGTGGCCGGCACGAAGGGCGATCCCACCATCCTCCGGACGGCCCTTCATCGACTCTATGCCGGCGGGAGCCACCAGGTCGTCGCCACGCAAACACTCACGCCGGATGCCGCTGGACTCGTCCTCGTCGACGCGACGACCGCTGACGTCACGCTCACGCTGCCATCCGCTGCGTCGCTGCCGGCCGGCTCCCCGATGTTCTGGTTCACGCGCACCGACGACTCGACGCACGTCGTGCGGATCGTCCCGGCGGCCGGCGACGCGATTCGGCGGGGCATCCACCTGCTCGAGTATGATGACCCGTTTCCCCTCCGGAGTGACGGCATCGCCACCTGGTATCCGATGAGTCCGCGCCCGCTCATCAGCACGGTCCGGCCGCGCACGATCCGGGTGACGCCCACGGGCACCGCGGAACCCGCGGATCCGTTCGGCGCGGGCGCCTTCGACTCGCTTTCCCGCGCGCTCGATTTCCTCGCGGCCTTTCATCTCATCGACCCGGTCGGCGGCGTCATCACGCCGGCCGTCACCATCTCGATCGCGGCCGGGACCTACGTCGCGACGGACACGACGTCGCTCAGTCACACGGATCTCGGTCTCGTCGAGATCGCGGGCGCCGGCAAGGCCTCGACGACGCTCCAGTACAACGGCGTCTCCGGGTTCCTCGTGTGGACGCGCGTGCGACTGGTCCGCGACCTGACGATTGCCGGCAACAATGCCGGGGCGACGGCCGTGCAGGGCGTCATCGTCTACGCTGGCGAGCTCGTCCTGCAGGACGTCACCGTCACCGGCTTCAAGGGCACCGGCATCGAGGTCCCCGCGGCGGCCGCGCTGACGTTCCTCGGCACCGTCACGGTCAGCAACAACGGGGGCGCCGGAATCCAGGCGGTCGCCGCCCGCATCACGGCGGCCACCCTCGTCGCCTCGATGAACGCCCAGCAGGGCCTGTTCCTGACGAGCTGCGACATCGAGGCCACGACGATCCAGACCAACGGCAACGGGACCGCGTCCGGCGTCCATCTGCGCGGCGGCGGCTGCTTTCTCCGCGTCGGCACGCTGACCGTCCAGAACGCGACGCCCACGGCGGCCGTCGTCGTCGCGGACGGCGCGATCATGCGCCCGATCAGTCTCACGGCGACGAACACCTGGAGTGCCGTGACCGGCGGCACGTACAACGTGATCACCGCGCAGAATGCGGCGTTCATCCTGGGGTCGACGTCCCTGGTCGCGGGCAATCGCGCGACGACGAGTCCGGCGGTCAACACGGTCGGCAACGTGCAGGCATTCATTCAGGCGGCGTAAATGACCACCGGGCAGACCCCGCCCCCGGCCCTGCCGCCGCCGCCGCTGCCGGGGTGGCTCGGCTCTGCCGTCCAGGTGACGACGCAAGTCGGCGTGCCGACCGTCTTCGCGGGCGTGCTCCTCTGGTTCGTCCTGACGCGCGTGGGCGGCACGCTCGACATGATGCAGAAGGCCGAAGAGGACCGCGTGCGGATCCTCGCCGCGATGCAGGATACGCTGGTGGCCGCGCTCGACCGCCAGACGCAGGCCTTTGAGAAGGCGATGCGGGACAACATCGAGGCGAACCGCGCGATCGCGGAGCGGATAGAACGCCGGCCGCCGCCGCGCGCCGGAGGAGGCGACGAGCGATGAGCTGGCGCGTGGCAAACAGTCTGGGCACGGCGGGCCTGCTCGGCGAGATCAACGCGAGCGCACCGAATCGCTCGAAGGCGTCCGACGGCGGCATCGGGGACCCGGCGCACTCCGCGCGCACGAGCGATCACAACCCGTGCGACTGCCATGACGTCGTCTGCGCGCGGGACTTCACGCACGACCCGGCCGGGGGCTTCGACTCCTACGCCTTCGCGGACTGGCTCGCCCGCCGTGTCGTCGCGAGCCCGCCGGAGGCGCGCGTCAAGTACATCATCTCGAACAAGCGCATCTGTAGCGGCCAGGGCCAGAGCTATCCGCCCGGCGTCTGGCGGCCGTACACCGGCTCGAATCCGCACACGAAGCACGCGCACGTCTCCGTCCGCCACGGCCCGTCCCTGTTCGACGACGAGGCCCCGTGGGGCTGGGCTGCGGACGTACCCGCCCCGGCGCCACCGCCACTGCCTGCGCTCGCGGAGCCCGCGCTCCCGGTCCCCACCGCGTTCCCCGCTGCGGTTCCGCCCTACCCGCTGGCTGCCGGGCACTGGTACGGGCCCGAGTCGAGCGACCCGAAGAATCACAGCGGGTTCTACGCCGTCGATCGCCCGTGGATCCGCTACCTCGTGCTCCTTCTCGCGGCTCGCGGCTGGGCCTTCGTCGAGGACGCCGATCACTTCTCGACGGCGTTTCGGGAACAAGTCGTCTCCTTCCAGCGCTATGCCGGCATCGCGGACGACGGCCTGGTCGGCCACGAGACGTTCAGCGCGCTCCACGCCTACGCGCCAGCGCAGGCGGCGACCGGCTAGGCGTCTAGAGGCACCACCACCACGTGCGCGGTTCCTCCGGGGGCGCGCCGGCCGCGACCTGCGCGTCGCTCCACAGTGGCGAGAGGCGGAACGTGTAGCGAAAGCCGGCGGCGTGCAGCAGCCGCTCCGTCGAGTCGAGCGTGCCCCACCACGACCAGCGATTCGCCCACGAGGACTGGTTGCACAACCGGCGCGCCTCCAGGCTGCCCTCGTCGACGAGGCGGCCGCGGTAGCCGTCCTGTTCCTCGTCGCCGGTCACCGCGATGTGGGTGTCCACGATCGTCGGGCAGCCGACGCAGCGGCGCAGCAGCGCCAGCTGCTCCGCGAGCGGCAAGTGGTAGAGAATGCCGAACAGCGTGATCACGTTGAAGGCGGTGGCCTCGAACTGATAATGCCGCACGTCGGCCTCGACCCATTCGATCCCGGCGACGGCGGGGAAGCGTGCCGTCCGCACGTCGACCGCCGTCACCGTCCACCCGAGCTCCTGCGCCGCGACGGCGAACAGGCCATGCCCCGTCGCGAGGTCGAGCAGGCGGCCCGGCGGCAGCGGGGCGAGGAGACTGCGAAAGATCGCCAGGCGCGACTCGACGTTCGGGTTCAGGCTCGTCGGCATGTCCATCGTGCCGGGCTTCCTTGCTCGGATCCCCGCGGCGATTCAATCCGCCGCGCCATGTCGGCGCTGCGCCAGGACGGTGAAGCAGCGGCCGCAGACCAGCTTGTCGGGCGTCGCATGGTCGCCGCGCTGCCAGAACGCGCGCGCCTTTGGATGCGGCGGGCACTTGCGCCGCTCGCGCGCCTGATCGCCCTCGCGCTCGAGGCGGGAGAGCGCCGCCCTCATGCGCGCTGGCGCTGGCGCTTCGCCGGCTGCGGCGGCGGCAGCGCCTTCCGCCGCTGGCGCCGCGCGGGCAGCGCGCAGACGAGGTCGACGGCATGCTGCGCGCGCCGGCCGCGCGCGACGAGCTCGCGGAGATAGTCCAGTTCGCGCGGCGTCATCATGTCGGGTCCTCCTTCGTGGTGGGGTCCGGCGGCGCCGCCGCGGCAGGGTCGCCACGACGACGCCGCCGGAGCCGCTCCGTGAGCGCCGCCGTCGTGGACGGCGCCCCCTCGGCGGCCGCGGGCGCGGGGAACTGCTCGGCGATCGAGGTCTCGCCGTCCTTGATCGCGGTCAAAAGCCCGTGGAGGATCGCGAGGTCCTCGAGGTCGAGGTCCTCGATGCCGGCGCGCTCGAGCTTCGTGAGCACGCGGTCCGGCGCGACCCCGAGCTCGGCGAACGCGGCCAGCGCGCGCTCGCGCCCGTCCTTGAGCGTCTTCGCCTCGCCCGCCGCCACCTTCATCGCGACCGCGACGAGCTCGTTGACGAACGCGCGCGGCACGACGGCGAACGTGGCGTTGCGCCGGGCAATGGCGCAGGCAGCGTTGGCGGTCAGGATGACGATGTCGTCGGAGTAGCGCCGGCCGTCGCGGTCGACGATGCGGCGATGCGTCTCGGTCGCTACCGCATAGTTCGTCTCCAGGTCATGCGCGAAGCCCTGCGCGACGAGCTCGCGGTCCGTCTCTGCGATGATCCGGGCGCCGGCCCGCAGGTTCCCCCAGCACGAGGCGACAATCTCGGCGAGGCGGACGCTCGGCCCGGTGATCGTCTTCCGCTTCCAGCTGCCGTCCTCCTGCCGCTCGCGCCGCGGGAGCGCGTAGAAGCACGCCGCCGCCGTCGCCTGATCGAGCCGGATCATCGTGAGGGCGCCAGCCTTGAAGCGGGCGAGCGAGCGCGGCCACCTCCGGGCCGTCGTGATCTGGACATCGAGCTCGCTCCGCGTGAGGGTTTCGAGGGCGCTCGGGCCGATGGCGAGCGGCTCGCCGGGCAGCAGGCCCTCGGCGAGGTGGCGGTCCGTGGACGGCACAGGGTCGGTGGTCATGCGGGCGCTCCTTTGGGCTCGTGGTAGCGGAGCACGCGCGCCGTCGTCGGCTGGACGGTGTAGCCCTTGCGCGCGACCGCCTGGTACGTGATCCGGCCGAGCGCCGAGATGCCGG